GCATGGCAGACAAAACAGCGACCGGCGTCTACGAAGATCGAGGGCGATGCCGCATTAAATACCAAGACGGGAAAAAGCGAATCTCAGAAACGCTCAGCCTCTCGTATACGCCAGCTAACGTAGCCAAAGCCGCGCAAATACGCGCGCGGCGAATCAAAGACCTACTCGAAAACCCGCACGACGGCAGGCCAGAAGGTCGCAGCCCTACCTTCGGCGAGCTCGCACAAACACGACTCGACATCCTCGAACGCGGTAAACCAAGTGCCAGGCGCAGTGTAAAAAGCAGACTAAATAATTACTGGATGCCTGAGTTTGCCGATTGGCCAATCACGCAGATCCGCTATGGCGACGTGCAAGAAATGATGCGCGGTATCTACCGCAAACAGCTGTCAGCCAAAACGCTGCGCGAGATCCTGAACGACGGCGGCAGTGTCTTTGAGCTCGCAATGAAAAGTCGCTGGATCACAGAAAACCCGTGCAGCCTGATCAGCAAAGAGATCAAGAGAGAAAAGCGCGAGATTGATCCATTCACTGCGGACGAGATGAAACAGCTGCTCGCAGCGCTGCCAGAGAACCTGCGCATTTTTTACTTGATCCGTTACCACTGCGGATTGCGGCCTGGCGAAGTGATCGCGCTGCGCTGGTCTGATTACAAGGACGGTGTGTTTCATGTCCACAGAAACCGCGTATATGGTGTTGAAGGCACAACGAAGACTGATACCGAGCGCATGGTGCCCGTACACCCTGCCGTGAAGAAAGCCTTGCTCGATGCCCCCAGAGTGCTGCACAGCGACCACATTGTGAACAACCAGTTCGGTCAGCCGTTTATGAGCAGCAACAACACTGGTCGAGCTCTGGTGCGCGCGATGGAGAGCACAGGCATTCGCTACCGCGATCCCTACAACGTGCGTCACTCTTGCGCCTGCAGGATGATTGAGGCTGGAATGAAGCCAGCCTATTGCGCCAAGATTTTAGGGCACTCGGTGCAGACTTTTTTGACTACTTACGCGCGATTTATTGACGCAGACGCGGACGCTGAACAGGCCGCAATCTGGGCGACTATTGAGTAAAAGTGTCCGCGCAGTGTCCGCGCTCTTGATCTGACAGAAAAAAAGTCAATCAAATCAATAGGTTAAATGGGGTGGACGATGGGGCTTGAACCCATACAGTCTTGCTGCAGCTTACTGCAGCCTACTGCGGGGCCAATAAAATCAATGACTTACGAAGGTGCCCTACTGTGGCTTACTGTGGAATGCTGTATTTAGCTGTAAAAGTGTCCGCGAAATGTCCGCGCTACACCAGTAAATTAAGCGTCGAAGACGACGCCAGCTGCTGCACTTCAACGCGGCCTTCCTTGGCCGTGTAAAGCGTAGGCTGTATCGTCTCAACGGCCTCACGCACGAGCTCGCCCTCGCCGCCAGTGCGAAGTGTTTCTTGCTTCTGCACAGCGACCGACTTCCAGGTAACTGGCGCGGGCGCGCTCGTCATTGAGACGTCCACTACTGCTGTTGTAGTCCAGCGGTTGCACCAGCTGTTCCGTAGAAAATGTTCGGCAGACGACGCTGAGCCGCTGCAATAAAGGTATCCACGCTTTCGGAGGTCGCTTGTGACATCAGTCTTGCAGATAGCTCTGGGTCAAGCATGGCTTGCACAACCAACTCTTGTATGTCGTCTTCGCCCAAGCCCAAGAAACTTAGTCGAGAGGCTAACGCTTGCGCCGGCTTCGTGTCGCTTAACCCGCCAAAAGTTCGACCAATTAGCGCTGCCACGCTTAAATTTTTCATGGTGTCGCTGCCAGGAGCTTTGACGCCAGGAGCAGTTGCTGCTGTCGAGCGCTGAATGTCTGACAAAATGCGATTGACTCGACGCCTTTGCGCAGGGCTGAGCCTCGCGAGTTTTTCTCGCCCTGCTGGGCCGCGCAATTGTGACGTCAGTTTTGCAGGGCTCAGCACGCCATCGCCAGTAACTAGGTTTGGCGTTGCGACTTCGCTACGCATTTGTATGTCTTGCAGCGTTTCCATTTGGTTAACTGGGCGACTGCGTTGCGCATAGGTAGATAGATACTCTGCAAACCCTGGCGCTGCTGACTCTAATCTTTGATCGATCATGCCAATGATTTCGCCAAGCTGCCTTCTAGCCAGCCTTTGATCTTGGCCGTCGCCAGACAATTTGCCTTGCGTTGCCCGAACAATCTCTTTGCGCAAACCATATAAGTCTTCAGCGCTGATAGGTAACAAGTTGCCATCTGCGTCTACCGTGAGCGTCTCTAGTTCTTTGATGTAAACGTCAATCGAAGAACGAACGGTCTTTTGGCTGCGTACGCCAGGCTTGTTCCTCACTGACATCATTGAGTCAATTAGCTCATTACTGTCAATGACGTCAGCGCCATCAAATGCTTGGTTTAGCATTGGCAAAGCCGCTGCGTCGCGCTTGCCTTTAGCGAACTCGACTGCGTCTGGATCTCTCGCCATTTGCGATAGCATTTCTGTGCGCGCCTGTTGCTGCTCAATTGCTCGTTGGCCAATACGGTTTGCCGTATCTACGGCTCTGACAGGCGTTTCAAACGCCGCAAGGCCAGGGTCGCGAGCAGCTTGCGCTGTTGTCGGGTTACTACCTGGCACACGAACGTCGGCATTGGTCTGCAGATTTTTGACGGCTTGGTCTGGATTTGTAGAGACTGACCTAAGCAAATTACCAACAATGTTTTCCTGTTCGCGGTTAAGTAATGGCTTAACGACGTCTTTACCCACGCCAATGATGTTCGCGCCTGCGGGGATTAACGCGCCAAACAAACCACCTTCTATCGCGCCACTTGTGCGATCTTCATTCTCTGACAAAGCTCCTGCTACTGCGCCCTCGGTTGTGCCTAAACCCATGCCTCTTGCAAGCGTCGCGAGTCTTGCTGTGTTCGCGGCCGCAGCTGCTCCACCAGTTGGCGCACCGACTCCAGGAATCGCAGTCAAAGCAGTCGTTGTGCCTAAAGCGCCGAGCGTCTGGCCAGCAAAAGATTTTACTGGGTTGTCAGACTGATAGTTTTTAATGCCTTGATTAACAGCTGAAACCTCGTCCGCGTATGGGTTCCCAGACATTAAAGATCGTGCGAAGCCCGCGGCCTCATCGAACCCGCCCATTAGCGCGCCTTGTAAAAATTGCGTGCCAAAACCCGACTCGTCTGCGCGAATGCGCAAGTCCTCTGGTGATATTTTTTCCGCTCGGTAATACGCCTCGATCACTGCTTCTGGTACGTTTTGGTCGCGCAGCTTTTGCAGGTTCCTTAAATGGCGGTCTTTCGTTTCATTTTTCATTCGCGCGCTCCAAGCCATACTGTTCGTAAAGGTCATCTGGTAGTCGAGTAAATGGATTTACAAAGACGTTCGCTGCATCAACACCCTGCCTTTCAGCTTCTTTGTTAAAGAAAGTTTGCTGGCTTTCAACTTCAGTAATGTATGGCTTCAAATTTGCCATCGCGGCGGTTACTAGCAAATTGCGTTGCTCTGGACTAAGCAACTCGCCGTTTGCAGACTTTCTGAAAGCATTTGCAATGGCGACCGGCAATCCACCAGTGTTGGCGATCATGTCAAATTCGGACTCGCGAACGATTGAGTCTGGATCAAGCACCTTCATAAAGTTGGTCAGCAATGCAACGTCGCCATAGGCGCTGTTGAGATCCGCGCTTTCTCTTACTTTTTCAAAAGCAAAAAAAGCGGCAGACGGTACTTTAATGGCTTTGTTCCAAGATTCGCGTAACGTCCTTCTGCGAGCACCTAGTTTATCAATTTCGTCTTGTGTCGCTTTCCTTTGATCAATAACAATTCGTGCTTGCTGATCTGCCGTCATGGTTTTCGGAATCGTCTCCACCAATATCCGCGTACCTTTCTTGAAGACGAGTATGGAGCCACCAGTGTCTTGAGTGTCGTACTCTTGACTTGGGGTGTAATCGATCACCTTTGCGGTGCCACGATCACTCAGTTGATATCCGACCCTGTTGCCTAACTTATCAACGCCATATGTTGGAGTGGTGCTGAAAGTTTCGCGGGAAAACGCGCGCGATACGACGTCGTCATAAGCGGCTATTGGGTTAGCTCTCGCGAGATCGAGTTGAGCACGGTTTAATCCAATCTGCTCTGCAGCCTGGGGTGTTAGGTCGTTAAAATAATTAATCGCCTGCACTTGCAGGGCTCGATCTATTGCCGACGCCCTGTTGCGGTTTTGGTAATACTGTTCTTGAGGCGACAAGCGTAACCCAAGCGACTCTTGCAGCGGCCTCACGATTCTGTTTTGCGCTATGTTAGTTACAGCGTCCATAAAACCGCCGCGGGCACTAGGCTGGCCGTTATTTGTCACGGGCGCGGACGGCATTGGCGGCTGAACAGGAAAAAGATCCTGAGCTAGCCTTCTCTCTTCGTCGAAATCTACTTCTGCCATTAGAACAACCCTCTTTGCGCGTCATTGAAGTAGCCAGTGGGCAGCTGAGTCATTCGCTGCCCTGACATATAATCGCTTAGCCCCTGCTGCTGAAAAGCCTGCATTTCCCTCTTTCGCCTTGCTCGAGCGGCTTCTTGCGCATCAAGACGACCATCCAACGCCATCTGCAGGCGCATTTCTGCGTACTCTGCTGGGTCTTTTATAGAATCACGCAGCGCATCTATTTGAGGCTGCACTGCACCCATCAAGTACTCGCCAGGGTTTCTAAACACGTCACCAGCTTGCTGCGCTCGCTGACCGACTAACTCGCGCAACGACATCGCCTCGTTTTCTCTCACTACTGAGCTAGGGTCTAGCTTTTTCAACTCATCAAAAGTAGGCGAGCTCATTAACTGCATCTCTCCTGGCCTCACTACTGAGTTGGGGTCTAACTGTTCCGGCTCAGCAAAAGTAGGCGAGCTCATTAACTGCATCTCTCCTGGCCTCACTACTGAGTTAGGGTCTAATTGTTTTGCCAATTCCTCTTCTTCAGTCAGCAACCCCATAGGCGCGCCAACTCTCCCAGCCATTGTTGCCATCATCTTGCTAAACATTACGAAATACCTATGTTTGTGCTGCGTCCTGAGCTCGAGCTCGTCAGCGGGTTAGGCAACAAGCCAGCACCACTTCTGAGGACGTCAAACATGCGGAACGGGTACTCTCGCTGCTCTGCGAATCTGCGATAACGATCATCGAGCAGCTGCTGCGCTACCGCTTGCTGCTGAGCTCCAACGCCTTGCAGCGCCGCCGCGTCCGCGAACTGCGTGCCGCGTAAGTCACCACCAAGGTTTGCCATCTGGGAGGCAGCGCCCTGGCGCAGACCCGAAGCCTGCAAACCAGCTGTTTGATTCAAGCTCTGCGCCTGCATGCGCGCGTTTTGATTCGCCAACGCCGCGCGCATCGCCGCATCTTGATTTGCGAGCTCGCCGCGCTGACCAAATTGAGCGGCTTGGATGTAGCCTTGTTGCGTTGCCTGCTGCGCTGCCAGGTTGTTTGCCGCGTTCAATTGGTCGGCTCGCATCATGTTAGCCGCTGTTGTGGTGCCCGCTGCCAGGTTCGCCTGCTGATTCGCAAGCGCCGCACGCATGTTTGCGTCTTGGGCTGCGAGCCGGCTTTGAAGCCCCATCTGCGCCATCTGCTGGCTCGCCTGCTGCGCTCTGCCCGCAGTGTCCCTGTCGGCTGCAAGCGCTGCGCTTTGGTTCGCCTGCTGGCGAGCTAAGTCCGCTTGCAAGTTTTGGCCGCCTGCCGTTAAGCCAGCCTGTTGATTGGCGAGCGACGCCTGCTGGCCGAATTGCGCAGTCTGCGTGCCAGCTTGCTGAGCTCTATTTAGGTCGGCCTGAGCCTGCTGCTGAGCGTTTTGGAATCCTTGAGCGCGCAGGTTGGTCGCCGTGCGAGCCGCCTGTTCTGCAAAGTTTCTGTTCGTCTCCGCTTCAACGAGCGCCTGGCGATCACCACCGAATGCACCAGCGGACACTGCTCTGGCAGCATTTTGGTTTTGCGTCATCTGCCGAGCGCGGTCTAAGTCTCCAAGCGCCGCGTCAACGACGCCGGTGGTGTACTGATTTTGGTAGGGCGTCAGATCCGTTTGCGCCAGGCTCTGCGCACCGACCGTTTGGCCTGTAACCGACTGCGGCTGGATACCCTGCAAGGCACCAATTTGCTGCGCCGTCACGCCTTGGCTCGCAATGTTGCCGACGCCGACGGGGCCGGTCTGGCCAACTTGATCAGCCGTCACGCCTTGACCCTGAACCTGCTGATTGGTGATCGGGTTGAAGCCAAAATTGTCAGAGACGTTGGTCGAGCCAACGGCGGCACCAGCAGTCACCCTGGGTGCCTGAAAGCCCGTCTCAGCGCGAGTTGTCGCGATGGCGTCGTTGATTTCCTGTTGCCCTACACCGGCACGAGCCGTGTCAGCGGTCATGTTCATGCCTTCCAGCTGCGCAGGCGAAAGCGGTGCAACCGTCGCAAAATTATAAGGGCTGTAAGGCGTTCTGCTGACACGCTGGCCTTCGCGGAACGTATCAACCAGAAGCCCTTTGAGCTCAGGATCGAAGGTTTGAGATGAACTCTGTTTGCTTTTTCCAAAACTCATTAGCGCATGCCTCCTAAGTAGTTCATGTACGCGCGCATATCGGGCTGATATTGCCCGTCAGCCGCGTCGAGAATCGGCATTGACGCTGAAAACTGCAGATCCTCTTCGCTAGGCTGCCCGGCGAAACCAAGCAACCCTCCTGATCCGCCGCCGTTTCTGCGCGCGGCCTGCGCCGCTTTTAATTGAGCAATTTGCTCTGGCGACATATTCGTTCTGCCACTGAACAGACCGCCTGCAGCCGGTGGAGCAGCTGCTAACGCCTCCTCGTACCCAGGGTCGCCCGGCATAAAGCCGCTGGTAAAAAATCCACTGCGAGGCGAATTATCGATGCCCATTGCCGCGCGCCTGGCCATATTGGCTTCGTATCTAGCTTGCATCTCATCGCGAGACACCGCGGCAGGTAGGCCGTTTGCGCGAGCATCCTGCGCCGCTTGCATCTCATCGCGAGTGCGTTGATTAGCATTCCCAGTTGTCTCGCCGCTAAATAGACCACCAAAAGCCTGATTACCAGTTCCCCCTTCAATTGGCATTGACCGGCGATTTGCTTGGTAGGCGGCAATCATGTCTTGCGCAGAACTACGCCTGCGCTGGCTCACTGACTGCCTGTTGGCAATTTCATATGCCTCGGCCAAACCATCAGGGACGTACCCATTGCTTGGGATGTACGCGCCGCTTTCGCCGCCAATGCCAGCGTCAAAGCCGCTGTCTTGAGACGATGTGTCTGCTGGCTGCGTGGCCACAGGATCACTCGTCACCGGCGCATCGGGGTTTGGCCGCTCCATTTGCACGCCAGGCAGCGCAAAATCCTGATAGTAAGATTGATCGGGCTGCACGATGCGGTCGCCAGAACCGTAAAAACTTTCGATGGCCTCCGGCGTTGTCGTTCTGATCGTCGCGGGCTCTTCAGTCGCCGCCGGCGGTGCAGTTCCAGCGCCGACGTTGGCCAGGTCAGGATTGATGCTCATCAAATCCTCTAGGGTCAGACGTCTGCCGCCTTGGTTGAGACTGTCTTTGCTCATAATTTTTTCACCAATGTTACGTGGGATTCTTCCCAACCAATTTCCTTCAGCGCCCTCGTCCAGCCCTTGCGCCCGCTCATGCTGAGTGCTGAGCATTTGAGGCTTGTCGCGAAGTCGATAAGGCTGCTTTCCATACCTTTTATCTCATCGAGATCGCCCGCCGCTAGGAAAACATGCAGAGCACGCAAACGCGGGTATTGCACGATTTCCGTGACCAAACAGCTTTTGCTAGCAGGCCAAAAAAACATCTCACCGACGCTGATCGACTGCAGAACGTCCTCGTATGTGTGCGTCCCGCCGGCTCGAGCAAGCGCCATTTCAATGAGCTCGCGATATGGGCCGACCACGTCTTCCGCTGTATGCACGACCGCCTCGCTCATAGCGACACCGCCGACACAGTGCCGTTGTCAGCAACAGTTATGCTGAACCTGGTGCCGTTTGGGCTCTGCAAGATCAGCCGCTCGCCACGAAGCTCAATGTCCTGGTTCTTTTTGCGGTTCAGGTTGTCGGCCTGCTCAATCAAATTGTTGCGCTGGTTTTCCTGCACGAAATCGTAGTTGCGCTGTGCTTCCGGCAAAATCATCGTCTGCTCCCCTCTTTCACATCCAAGCGCATGTTGCCCACTCGCCAGCTGCTGAACGTGTTGCCCGTCACGCGCATCTGCACCTGTCGGCCCTGAAACCTCACGCTGGTCGGGTTAGCCATGTCGAACGGGCCAAACGAGCTCTCAGCTGCGTTGGGATAGAACCTAGTCTTAAATGTTGCAGTTACGTCGCCCTGCGTTTTCTCGTCAGGTATTAACGACGTCGCGACCATCATGCGATCGCCGTTGCCCAGCTGCAGCGGGCCTGTTTGCGCGAAGACAGCGCTGCCAACATCGTATGTGTAGCCGGCTTCGTGCTCGTAAATGTAGCTGTCAGGGCTGACGTAGTTGGGGAAAACAAACGCACCGACATCGACACCAGCCGTGCGCGCCAGTGTGCCAATCTGCCAATGGTTCTCCATATAGTTGTAGGAGACGTAGCTGTCGTTTTCGGTTGACCCAGAGCTCGGGTAGAACCAAATGATTTCGCTGAAGTTGCTGTTTTGCACTGCAAAAACCTTGGAGCGCTGCGACATGTTGAGGTTTTCAAAAATGAAATCGCCAACGCTACTGCGCAGGGTCTGCACCGAGCCGTTGTAGACGAAGAATCCGTTGTTACCCATCCAATAGGCCGCACCGTTAGCAGTCGCGCAGGCGTTTGCGCTGATGACGCCGCACGCGGTGCCGACTTGCTGAAAGCCGTAAACGAACGGCGGGCCTTGGTATCGCGCAGTGTGTGCGTCGATGTCTGTCAGCAGAAGCGTCTCGCCGCGCATCCGCTTGCCAGCCAAAAGCGTGCCGTCGGTTGCTAGGGTGAAACTGCCTGCCTGGTTCGTCGCAGCCGGAGCCCACACGTTTGATTGCTCTTGATCAGAGAAAGCCACTTTGTTGCTTACGCCGCCAGCGCCTAGCGCAAACACAAACCGCTCTGGGCTAACGACAATGGCGTTGTTATCGACCGGCGCGTTGCTCAACAGCGCCGCTGCCGACGCGGTGCTGTTAGCCCACTGATAGATTTTGCCGTCGCTGGTCGCTGACGCGATAACGTATTCGCCGAACGTGTCGAGCGACCAGGTTGTGGCTGGCGTGTAAGCGCCAGTGTCTGGTCGTGGCGTGTTCCAAGTGTAAGCACCCCAACTCAAGCCGCCATATCCCAGGTTTTGCGTCGCGTCTGCGCTACCAGCCGTGAAGCCAGCTGGCGTGATGTCCACAACGGTGTTGCCTTCGCCGATGAAGTATAAATTTGTGTGCGTGCCCGCAACCGTGCGCCGATTGCGGCTGTTGTCGAGGTAGGCGATCAACGCGCGGCATACACCCGTCATCGCCGTCGTCGTGCGAGCTCGCCACCCTCCTACGGGCTGCAGCGCACCCTCGTACCAACGCACTAGGTTAGCGTCCGACCAAGTGTTGGCCTGCTGCAGATCTGTGCCGTTTTTTACTACGCCTGGCGGCGGTGCGATGTTAAGAAAAGACACGGTACTCTCCCGTTTCGATCATGTCGCAGAGCTCGTCGGCTCGGTAGCCAACCTGCTCAGCCCAGCGGCTCGCGTTGAATTCAGTGCTCGCCCAGAAATAATCGCCTGACTCCATCGCAGCCAGCGCTTTTTTGAAGGTCAGCAGTCTGGTCAAGCCGAGATTGAAAGCGATGTCGATTAACGCTTCACGCCGCACGCTGTCGAGACGGCTGTACCAGCTAAATCGATCTGTGAGCTCTTGCTCGACGCGCTTGATGTCGTTTGTGAGCAGCATGTCGATCTCAGAATCGCTCAAGCCAATACCGCCATCCTCATCGATGTTTCGACCAACTCCGACAGTGACTTTGCCGGCACTGCATCGGTACGCATGGCTCTTTACACCTTCGTGCCGCTTCAACATTTTGATCAGTCGCTCGCTCATTTTCTTAACTTCATCAATTTGTCTGCTCCGCGAATGCCAAAACTGGCGCTAACTGCCAAGAACAACAGGTACTGATACCACTCGGGCAAGGCGTTTAACGCCTCAAAACCCAGCGCTACGCGATCAATAACAGCGGTGTCGTCCATCGCAATCGCGTAGCCGATCATAAAAATTGGGATCGCTAACACTAGAGTCCAGAATTCGTCTTTCCACGACGATGCGCTTGCGTCGGCCATCTTGGCTTCCCACTCAGCGCCGTTTTGAATGACCTGCATCTTGGCTTCATGCTTCGCCTGCTTTTCATCGCCGCGCTGCTTCATCCAAGTGCCGGCGATCTCCGTCACACCACCCAGCAAAGACCCTACCAAGCTCACTTGCCGTTACCCCTGGTAACCCAGGCGCTGGCCCCAAAATAGGCGGCCACAAGTCCAGCGATTGCTACGAAATACACTGATGCGATCTCGCTCAGAATCTGGGCCGCTGCGTCCAACTTGACTAGGCTGCAGACCACGATCAGCGTCGGATAGAGCAGCATGCCCCACAGGGCAAACCAGGCCATTGCGCGCTGTGCGTCTGCTTTCTCGCGCGTAACGGTCAGCATCTGCATGTCCTTCGCTTGCGCCAGTTCTGAGTCATCAACGACACCATCGCCATCGGCGTCGTATTGGCTTTCTTGCAGTCTTTTTTCGCTCATCACTATGGCCCGAATGCTTTGACGACGAGATACAGCAAACCGACGGACACGCCGCCACCAATCACTAAAGAAACTCCACCAACAAGGATGCTGTTTATCAATTGTTCACGCTGCTTACGCTTTCTGTTCAACATAGCTTGGTGAGCCTTTCTGTCTTTTTCTTGTTGAAAAATCGCTTCGTCATAATTTTTCAAAAGGGCTGGATCTGCCACCAATAGGAGATCACGCAAATCTTTTTGATAACGCTCCTGCGACCTACGAAGCATTTGCAGCTTCAAGATGTCGTTCTTACTTAGAGGGCTGAACGTCGAAGACTTGCGGTCAACCTCAAAGACGTTAAGCGCCTCGCCGAAGTCGGACACCAAGGCCATAGCCTGATCGACGTTAGCCTTACCCTCATTTACGTTTTGAATAACCGTATTAATCTGCTGGAGCAACATGCCAGCGGCTGCAACAGATTCAATAACGATGGCGGCTTACCCCATTTTTAATAAAATCGGCAACAACACCGAACCAAGAACGATTGCGTACAAGCCAAAAATCAGTCGCTCAAGTTTTTCAAAATTCTTTGCACCACTGTCGAGCCGGCGCTCAATGTTCTGAAAGCGAACCAGGCACTCGCGTTCGTGCGCCTCGATCTCAGCCAGCGCTTTTTGCGCAAGCTCTTTCTGCGTGACAGCCATCAGGCGGAATCTTCCTCGCCGTCTTCCACTGCATGCACTAACTCGTGCAAATCTTCCGCCCAGGCGTTGATGGTGCGCTCGCTTTCGATCAGCTGAATCTGCAGCTGTTGCTGCTGATCTCTCAGCATGCGGACGCGCTGCACGATAATTTGCGCCTCGGGCTGCAGGTCAGAGAAGTTAAAGTCGGTTTCCCCGATGGTGATGATTTCGTC